TACAGGACCTACAGGACCTTCTGGTGCTGATGGTAATGATGGTGCTGATGGTAATGACGGAGGTACAGGACCTACAGGACCTACAGGACCTACTGGACCTGCAGGGGCAGATGGAAACGATGGAGCTACAGGTCCAACTGGACCAAGCGGACCTGCAGGTAGTAATGGAAGTGCAGGACCTACAGGACCGACTGGACCAAGTGGTGCTGATGGTAATGACGGAGGTACTGGACCTACAGGACCTACAGGACCTAGTGGTGGAACTGGACCTACTGGACCTAGCGGTGGAACTGGTCCGACAGGACCTACAGGACCTACAGGACCTACTGGACCAAGTGGCACTATAACAAATAGTGCGTACCAAATGACTTCTTTAGGTGTTGGTACTGGAGCTTCTGGTACTACTGGAGAAATCCGAGCTACAAATAATATTACTGCATACTATTCAGATGAAAGATTAAAAGATTTTGAAGGACCAATAGATAATGCTTTAGACAAAGTAAAAGCATTAGGAGGTTACTATTTTAAAGAAAATGAAACAGCTAAATCACTTGGTTATAACAATGACAAAAGACAAGTTGGTTTAAATGCTCAAGAAGTGCAAGCTGTTTTACCAGAAATTGTTACTAAAGCTCCAATAGACGATAAGTATTTAACAGTATGGTATGACAAATTAGTACCCCTTTTAGTACAAGCAATCAAAGAATTAGACGAAAAAAAGTGTAATTGTAAATGTTGTAAGGAGGTTTAATGAGTAATAACGTACCTAATAGTGGTTCAGCTAGTTTTAGTAATGTTCGTACAGCTTTTGAAGGTTCTGGTGCAATTTCTATAGCTGATTCACAACCTAGATTGATGTCTAATGTATCAAGTGGTGCAATTAGCATGAATGATTTAAGAGGCACTTTTCATGCAACTTCTGAAAGAAGTACGTTTATGAGTGGTATTTATTGGTTATACAATTTGTATTACAGAGATACTGATAATTTTTTAACAGATACTTTTGATAATCAACCTGATGCTCAAAACTATGCTTTGATTAATGGAAAAAATATACTTGGAGCTTATGGTAATCCTGCGGATAAATTTAATACTGCATCATTTATAATACAGATTGAAGGTAACAATAATACAAATTGGACTTATCTTAATTGTGGAGGTGAAATTTATTATAGAAGTAATGCAAGTAGTAGTACAAATACAACAATTCATAATACCCCTGCAACTCAATACGCATATACTGGAAGTAACGTATTAGGTTTTCCATCTGGAACGATAACTTGTTATGGGGGATAAATGAGCAAAGTAAAAATTTTAAAAGAAAATAATGAATCACATTTATTAATGCCTTATGCAGACGCAGATGCAATTGTTAAAGAACTAAAAGGAACTATAAATACTTTACATAACATTTATGTAGCAAAAAAAGATTTGGAGGAAGAAAGCGTAGAAGAAATATGAAATTTGATATTCCATCAACACTTGCAAAAAACATAGAAAATAAATTTCAATATGCGGTACTACAAGGCAACACAGGAGACAGTATTGTAAGGCATTTATGGACTGAGCAACCTCGATTAGATGAAGTAGAATATCACCCAGATAACAATAAAATTCATAAACGCTTAAATAAACTTATTTTTGTAGAAGGTAAAATTAAAGTTACTTATCAATGGGAAGACGACGAAGGGATTACTCAAGATGATGTAAACCAATGGAAATCTTTGATGGAAAGTAATAATGCAGAGCAACAATTTATTGTGTGTACTGAAACTGACAATTCAATAAGTTATGAATTAGAATACCCTAATGTATTAAATGATTGGACACCTATATCAATAAGTTGGGAACTAAAATGTAACAGAGCTTCAATAGAAATTATGCAAGATAACACAAATATATTTTGCATATTAAATAATTCTGTAGATGTAAAATTAAAAAGTATAGATATTCTTGCAGGAGAAACAAAAGAGTTAAATCAAGCTTGTTATGTTTATTTTAGCCAAAATTGTGAAATTACTAAAGAAGGTTCAGATATAGTTCATACAATACCAAAACAATCACTTAAAAAATTAAAAAATCAAAAAAGGATTATTAAAAATGTTGCTGACACTACAGCAACTTTAATAATGATTTATGAATGAGCTTTTTATTCGTTTAAAATTTGTTTGGCAGTATGCAAAACACCTTGATTTATACGACATACCTTCATTAGAATTAATTTTTAAATTTGTTAATACATTAGATAAAAAAGACAGAAAAAAACATTTAAAAAAATTTAATAAAACTTATGTATCTTCTAAAGTATATGATGCTGAATTACCTATAAGATTAAAAGTAAAAGAAGAAAATTATCCTGTAGGTTCGTTTGGATATGAGTTTAAAAAATGGTCTTCAAGTGATGACCATATAATAGACTTATTTCAATTAAGTTTAGTGCCATATAGAGCTACAAGAAAAAAGAACACTAAATTTAATAAGTTTGCTGAAGCTACTATGCTACAGCACGATTTAATTCATTTTTTAAATGGTTATGACATTTCGCCAATGGGCGAAGTATGTGTTTTAAGTTTTAATCTAGCTAAAGAATGGCGAAAAAGTTATTCAACAATTTTATTTTCAAGTTTTTTAATGTCAATACGAAATACATTTTTACCTTCAAAATATATAAAAAATAAATCTTTATTAATTAAATTAAAATATTTGCCAATTTGTGTTTTTTTAAAATTAGTTATTGAAAGTTATAGACGAGGAAAAAAATCAAGATGGTTTTTATCAGTAGATTGGGATTGGTATTTACACCAACAATTAGAAACTGTTTTAGAAAATCTTAATTTGCAAAATAAACCTGTTTATTGGGAAAAAGTAAAACCTTTTATTAAATATGACGAAACAAACAAAAGAAACTAACGATGAGTTATGGCTTAAATGGTTACATAAATGGCTAAAAATTTTTAAAAGAATGAAATGAAGCCACTTCAATTAACAAGCCATAAATTTAAATACTCAACACGCTTAGATAAACTTGTAGAAACAAAAGACGATTACATTGAAGAACTTGAAATGCGGTACGAAGAGTCGGTTGATATTTGGCATCTTACAAATTATCAAATTTATGGAAACAATGGGTATTTTATTACTATAACTAAATTAAAAAGGGAACTTAAAGAAGCTAAAGACGAAATTACAAAATTAAAGAAAGAATTAAACAAATGAACCTTATACCTTCTCTTAAAGATAAAACAGAAAAAGCTTTTATTTCTTGCGATGATTTATTTACTAATGAAGAACTAACAAAAATAGAAAGTATTGTTGATAAATTAGATTTTCAAAATGCTACTACAGAAAATAGTCAAACAGATATTAAAATAAGAAACTCTAAAATTAAATGGCTTTATAATAACGAAGAAAATAGTTTTCTTTATAATAAATTAGGCATTTTTTGTATTCAAGTTAATGACCAATTTTATAATTTTAATTTATCTAATATGAATGAGGCTATTCAATATACAGTTTATGAACCAGATATGCACTATACTTGGCATACAGATAGTGGAGTTCAAGGCCAATTACCTAGAAAATTAAGTTTAACTATACAACTTTCAGAACCAGATGAATATGAAGGTGGCGATTTAGAAATATGGACTGGTGGAAATCCAGAAAAAATAATTCGTAAAAAAGGTGCTGTAGTTGTATTTCCAAGCTTTCGTTTGCATAGGGTAACACCAGTAACAAAGGGTATTAGAAAATCATTAGTTGTCTGGGTAGGCGGACCAAATTTTAAATAGGAGAAATAATGAGGATTATTAAGTGAAAAACGTAGACGAGCTAAATGTCGAAATAGAAAAAATAAATGGAAATATTCGATTAATTGAACAGTCTATTAAAACAATCGAGACCAATCATTTAGCCCATATCCAGAACAGTATTCAAACTATTAACCGAGTTCTATACGGAGTCGGTTTTATGCTTTTTACACAATTAGTTTTAATTGTAAGAGAAGCTTTATTTTAACAAACAGGAGAATTAATGTCAAAAATAGGAGATACAATTAAAAAAGTATTAGGTATTAACAAGAAAACAGGAGAATACAAACCTAATGAAACTACTGAAAGAGCCGAATATAACGCATGGAAAAAATTTATGGTTACTGGCAATGAAGAAGTAGCTAAAACTCACCCTAATTATTCAATTTATATAAAAAGATACCAAAAAGAAAAAAAGGAGAAATCGACATGAGTTTATATAGAAATATAAATGCACGAAAAAAACTTGGAATTTCAAGAAGTAAGAAAAATTCTACAGTAACAACTAAAGCTTATTCAAATATGAAAAAAGGCTTTCCTTCTAAAAAAGCTTAGTACATGAAAAATACAACCGAGAAGTTAATGGATGAGCTACATACAAAGTTAGCTGAAACATTATTAGATAGGGTAAAAGACCCTAGCGTAAAAGCTTCTGATTTAAACGTAGCTAGACAATTTTTAAAAGATAATGGCATTGAAGGTCTACCAGTAGAGGACTCCGCTTTAAAAAACCTTGTAGACGAATTACCTTTTGATTTAGATGAAACAGCAACCAATTAGTTTATCCGATAAAACTGAACTTTCTATGCCAATCAAGAACATGGTGGGAGTTATAATGCTTGCGCTTAGTTCTGCGTGGTTCGGATTTTCAGTTATAGAACGATTAAATATTATTGAAACTGAATTACAGTTAATGCAACAAGATTTACTTGAAGCGTCTACACAAAAGCCTATAGACCAAGAGCAATTTATGTTGTTGGAATTTTTATCGTCTAATCAAGAAAAGTTAAAAGAAAAAGTAGAAGAAGAAATACCGAACATTAAGAAAAACGATATGACGCTACAGTTTCACGAAGAGCGTATTATAGATTTAGAAGCGAGGGATTAATGATTGAAGTTGTGTTTGCAATTTTAATGATAAGTAACGGAAATGTTATTGAGTACGTTCCAACTGAAGGAATGTCAAATTGCTTAGAGCAAAAAAGAATAGTATCAAGACAAATAGGAGAAGACCAAAAAGGAATAACGATACAATGTAAAGAAGTAAAGGCTGAACTTTACGAAGACTGCGTATCAGATAATTGCCGATTGAAAATCAAAAAGATTATTGATTAATGGATGAAAAAATTAAGGACTTTAGAAACTTCCTGTATATTTGTTGGAAGCACCTAAAATTACCTAGACCTAGTAGAATACAATATGATATTGCTAATTTTATTCAATCTGGAGACCAAAGAAGCATTGTTGAAGCCTTTCGAGGAGTAGGAAAATCTTGGATTACTTCTGCGTATGTTTGTCACCAACTGCTTTTAAATCCCCAGATTAATATTTTAGTTGTCTCTGCGAGTAAATCGAGAGCCGATGATTTCTCAACATTTACTCTTAGACTTATTAGTGAGATGCCAATACTACAGCATCTCGCCCCTAGTGAGTCGCAGAGGCAATCTAAGATAAGTTTTGACGTAAAACCTGCCAGAGCCAGTCATCAACCTTCAGTTAAATCTTTAGGTATTACAGGACAGCTTGCAGGTAGTCGAGCCGACCTAATAGTAGCCGATGATGTCGAAGTTCCGAATAACTCTATGACCCAAGGAATGAGAGATAAGTTATCTGAAAGTGTCAAAGAGTTCGAAGCGATAATTAAGCCTAAAGGTCGTATTCTGTTTCTGGGGACACCTCAAACAGAACAGAGCTTGTATAATGCTTTAACGGAACGAGGCTACAAGCTCAAGATTTGGACTGCTCGATACCCTAATGAGAAACAACTAAAGTCTTTGTCTAATAATCTAGCTGAAGACATTAAAGACCAAATAATAGAAGACAAAACCCTAGAAGGTAAATCTACAGACCCAGAAAGATTTACTGATGAAGACCTAGCAGAGCGAGAAGCCTCTTATGGTCGTTCTGGTTTTGCCATGCAGTTTATGTTAGATACTCGATTGTCTGACATGGATAAATACCCATTAAAGCTTTCAGACCTAGTTATTATGAGCTTAAACCCAGAGAAAGCTCCAGAGAAAGTTATCTGGGCTTCTTCACCAGACTTAAAGATTGAAGACGTACCCTGCGTAGGTCTAAATGGCGATGCTTATTATAGACCCATGCAATTACAAGGAGACTGGGTTAATTATACTGGTAGTGTCATGGCGATTGACCCTTCTGGTCGAGGTAAAGATGAGACTGCTTATTGTATTGTAAAGATGCTAAACGGACAGCTATTCGTTACAGACGCAGGAGGACTTAAAGGTGGCTATGATGATAAAACCTTACAGAAGCTAGCAGACATAGGCAAAGCTGAAAAAGTAAACTTAGTCTTAATTGAGAGTAACTTCGGAGACGGAATGTTTACTAAGATGATTACTCCCTTCTTTATTAAAACTCATAGAGTAACTATAGAGGAAGTAAGACACTCTACACAAAAGGAAAGACGTATTATAGATACATTAGAGCCTGTAATGAACCAACATAGGCTTATAGTAGACCAAAAGGTTATCCATAAGGACTATAATAGCACACAAGACCATACACCAGAGACCGCGCTCAAGTATCAACTATTCTACCAGATGAGCCGAATAACAACTGACAGAGGAGCTTTAGCTCAAGACGATAGATTGGATGTCTTGTCAATGGCTGTAGCCTACTGGGTCGAGCAAATGGCTAGAGATGTAGACAAAGCTATGAAGGATAGAAAAGAGCATTTAATGAAGGTCGAGCTAGATAAATTTATGGAGCAAGCTATCGGCTCTAAGCCCCTGCCGAACACTTGGATTAAGCCATTTTGATTTAAGTTCCACTATTAGGGGTGGGTATATAATTAAGTTAAATATTTAAGAGTAACTATAGGAGACTAATAGATGTCTAAAGATGATAATAACATTTACTTATCTAAGTATAAGAAGCCTAAAGTAAGGATTACTAGAAGGAAGCCCTTATACGTTAAGAATAGAATACCTGTTATTAGCTCTAAGGTCTTCATACAGAGCAACTTTAGGTCTTTCATGGGTCATGTACTAGAGTATAGCGGAATAGAGCATATATGAACTTCTTACTGACTATCTATACTACTTTAGGTAGCTACAAGTTTACAATAGATGCAAGCAAGGGAACCTGTAAGGGGCTTATAGATTATATGACTACTGAAGGTATTATTATTTATGAATTACCTTATACCTTATTCAAAGGAGCAATAATGATTGGTTATGTCTGCGAGGTTATAACTGTTACCTAGCCAAATAATTTGGTAAAAAAATCTGAAGAGGTATACGATAAGCAATCGGGACAACTTCCCCCATAAAGGCGAGGGGTACCGCCAAAAACTCATTATGGGTGGGGGTACTATAATACCTTTTTCGTTAATTTTTGGCTCTAAAAAAGTGATAGTATTATCTGCAGTCTACCGGAATATTTAATTAATCTAAGTCATTGGATATATTGAGCGCACAAGATGTAATATCCATTGGTTTCTAATATCTGGGGTTAAATTTATTTATTTGCGCTTGCGTCTCTTATCTAGTGTATCTATTTTTTTCTTGCATTTAATCTCGTATTAACTACAATCTAGTTATTAAATAACAAATCATTATAGGAGGAAATTATAATGAAAGTAAGAAACATGATGAGCGATAAGGGAAACAAAGTTCCTAATCAGTTCATAATCACTACTAAAACAAAAGAGGGAAACAAAGTTGAATATTTTCAAAGCTATGAAACTTTGATTGCCAAAGTAATATATGATGACTTAGGCGCTGACGCTGTAGAAACTTTACTAGACAAAGATTACTACAACTATAGCAAAACCACTTCTAAATACAGACATAAGTTTTTATTAGGCATATATAATAGACCGCTTGATTACGATAGTTTTATTTATACGTCTTTAAATAATGGGGAAGTACAATGAAACAAAACTTTGAAGAATATATGTTTGTTGATGAAATGAGCAAAGAGGACAATGGTTTTAGTTATCATGGGGCTAAGTGCTTATATGCTTTTTTAATTAGTCGAGAAGCAGAAACAGGCATTGAAGAAGACTTTGACGCTGTAGGGATTAGGTCTGAATATAGCGAGTATGAAAATCTAGAAGATTATAATGAGCAGAACAGGTGCGATTATACATTTGAGGAACTTTGCGGTGATATGCAAATAATTGATATAGATAAAGAGCGCTTTATCGCTCAAAATATATGATGTTTAGTCCTGCTCATATTCTGCTAGTTGCTTTAATAATAATGATAGTTGCATTTTCTGTTATTAAAGCTTTTCACGAATCAATAACAACCGGAGGGATAAAAACTATGTTTATAGATTTTATAATATTGATAGCGCTTTTGAGTGCATCAATAGGTGTAGTAGGTTATTTGTTTAAATAACTTTTTATGCTAACTACTACGTTCTAGTGGTATCTATTAGAGCGTAGGGGCTAGCGTAAAAACTAGGAAACAAACAACTAATAAGGAGGAATAAATGCAAGAAAAAGAAAAAGATGAAATTGCGATGACCTTAATAGCGGATTTATGGACTAAAGATATTATTGAGTTAATAATTGATGGTAGACATAAAGAGGCTTTGAATATTGGTGTCAAAATGGGATTAACTAAAAAATATATTAAAGAAATAATAAAAGATTATAAAGAGGCAATAAAGGAGGAATAAATGAATAAACAAAAAAAAGAAGTTATCAAAGAGCATTACGTTCAAATAATAAATGTAGATGAAACTCACAATGAAATTATAGACAGTATATCCGAAGTCTTAGAAGGTTTAGATATAGACTGTTTTAAAGATGAAGAAGAGGCGGAAAAAAGAGATTGCGATATATTTTTAAGGTTTCAAAAAGGAGGAGTAAATGACTGATTACGAAATAATTATCAAAGTTAATGGTAAAGAATTACCGCATACAGTTCTTTATGAACTAACTTATGAAAGTATTTCAGAGGATATTGCGGAATACTTAGATAAACAAAAAAATAACAAGGAGGAATAAATGAAACAATTAAATATTAATAGTATTAAATACTATAACAAT